AATAACAATAGACTCACTGGCCCATTGAAGTATATTATCGTTGCTGTCGCAAAATCGCATAAACGCTAATTCCCAGCCACTGCGATAACGAGGGCTACCGTTACCTACATATTTTTGTGTGTTTTCTACTTTATAAACACCTTGTGCAAACTTACTCATATCAATACATTACGTGCGGCATAGTAATTGGGAACAACTGCTGAGTTAATTCCCAGTAACGTTGCTGGACTACGCATGCCGTTCAGATAGTAGGCCAGTGTGCTGTTCAATTGTAGTTGATCTTGATCGCTGATTGCATCCAGGATTGTCAGCACTGGTGTTTGTGTTTTGCTAGCAATTCTAAACAAAGTTGTTGTAAAATTTTGAGCTGCTAATTTGTCTTTCATTGCCTGAAAGAAAAAACTATAAACAATGTCGTACTCGTTGGTGTCTACTTCTTCAGAATAGTTGTAGAAAGTATCAAAAATTCGTACAGTTAGATCAATCTTGGGATTGATTTCATTGATAGAACGTGCCATTGTTAGTTCCTAGGTGGAGTTGGAAATAGTGGTGCTTGTAAGCGTTGCTGAATACTGGTCTGGCCGCCAGGTTGTGCTCTTACGGCGGCCGGAATGGTTGTACGCAATACATCCTTGAGTCCGGCATTGGCTTCTTCTTTGATAATACTCTGAAGATTCTTTCCTTTGAATGTGCCGTAAGCTGTGCCTGCTTTTTGTACTGCGCCAATAATACCTGCAACAGACCCACTTTGTAGGTCTTCATAGATACCAATACCGGCATCCAACAATCCACCTTGGCCAATTATGCTGGAAGTGCCGCCTGGACGGCTTAGTGGGCTCTTTTCCTGGTCGTAGTAATTTGGATCAGCAAAGCCTTGAACGTTTGTGTCCGGTCTAACTGCACCAATTGCACCACTATAGTATTTTACAGTTTCGTAATTAATAGTCATTGAGTTTTGCATAACGCCATCCCCTTGACTGTAATCATAAGTGTCGTGTGACCAATCAGAGATCATTGGGTTGATTAATACGTATTCAACAAACTTGTGTTGATTAAATCCGTATATCGAAATGTCTCTAAAGAACGCAGGCTTTCCGCCTGCGGCATTGGTACCATCAGCATAGGCTTCTCCAATATAACCCCAGTCGTTGATGAATCTATCATTGGCATAGATGTCTCGAGTATTGTATCCAAATCCGGCTGTTCTGTTGGCATTTGCACCCATGGAGCCGTTTGTGGACGTTTGTCCTCGATAAGGTTGACTAGGATCTTTGTAGTAGTAGCTGTAGTAGTTATACCACATTGTGCGAATTAAATCTCCGCCGTCATCATGAAAGTCCACTTGACAAGGCTGATAGTTAATTTTTTTCTGTACCAGACGTTTTCTATTGTACTGGTTTAGTGTTTCTACTTCGATATTGAACTGCGGCAGTTGAATATTTTTTACCAAAAGTCCAACTGTTGATTGTGTTCCTGCCTGAAAGACCTGTCTCAAAGAAGGAATTTCAGTGGTGTTGATATTAAAATAAACGTGGAAAAGAAACTTAAATCTGGGCAGGTTTTCGTAACCATTGGTACGAAATGTTTTACTCGCATGTGTATAATCTTTGAGATAATCGTTCCCAAAGAATGTTTTAAGAAAGTCCTGCCCAAATGCCATGTGCTAATTAGCCGCTGACTACGTTGTTTACAGTACGTGCAACAGTAGCACCAACACCAGAACCAAGTGGAGTCTGGAGAGCGTTGTCGAAGCGAATCTGCATTGTGATAGTTACAGCTTCACTTGATGCATAATTCAAGTCATTGTAGTTAACATTAGACAAGTAGCAACCATACAATTCCCAAGTCTCAAGAACCACTGGAGTATATGCACCGTTTCCACCGTCTAGAATTTCACACTTGGTAGTGAACTTGTAGTCAATACCTGAAGCGGCACTAGCCTGCTCATAGAAATCCAACTGCTTCTGTAGTTGTTCCCCGACTAAACGAGCAACTTGACCACTAGCGTCGTCACGTAGGTTAACAGTAACCTGTTCCCAACTGTGTTTACCAGCAACATATAATTTGCTGTTATAGATATCAATTGGAATTTCTTCAAATGTTACCGATGGGCGAGTAAAGTCAACCACCTGCTTGGTCAATTCAGTACGCGGTGTTGCAATACCGAAGTTTTCAAATATCGCACGAAAGCGATATTTAAGTTTTGGCATTAACAGACCTTGGTTGGGATTACTTTGATCACTTGCCAAAGGAACTGTCATTCTGCTAATAGATGCTACGGCCATATTAAAATCTCCTATATGTAATTATTTATGGCAAGTGATGTCTAAAAAAATGGGGCATAGGCCCCATTTTTCTGCATTGTAATGCCATACAACCAGCCTATTAGGCAGCGGCTGCACCGCCACCGGAAATAGTACCAGTGTTCTGAATACGAACCGGAATGTAGATAAATTCAACTGCCTTGACAGGCTCAATTGCAATATCAACATACAATTCATTACGATCAATACGAGCTGGTGTGTTGTTACTTTCGTCACATACCACCAGGTAATCATAGATACCGCGTTTTGCTACCAGGTCAATCATTAGACCATCAATTGCATTGCTGATTTCGTTACGAGTAATTTGATCGTTTGGTTCAAACACATATTGCTTACCAATCTCCATCAATCGTCCACGGATGAATGCAACTAAACGTGCCACGTTAATACGATCCATTGCACTAATCACAGCACTTTCGGTCTTGTTACCATAGTTTGTAATGCCCACGCCTGGAATGAATGTAATTGGGTTAATCTTGTTTTCATACAAGATATCTCTTACACTTTGACCTGTAGCAATAGTCACAAACTCACCAGTTAGACTGTCAATGTAACCAATACGTTCTGCATTGTCAACAATACCGCGACGTACACCAGCCGGTGCTAACCATGGAAATGCCACTTCGTCACTGCGAACAATTGTACGTAACATCATGTGACTTGATGGCTGAACAACCTGACCACCACTCAAGTCAGTGGTCTGACATTGTGGATAGAACACGCCAAGATATGGATCGCTGGTGGTAATACCATCTTCGCCACCAATGCCTAGGCCGCCTTGGTTTGTGGCCCAGTCAACCAAACTGTTACCACTAGGTCCAAGACGTAATGGTGTGTCACCAATAACAAACGCAGTATTGTTGCGCTCGTTGTTTAGAGCCACCATGTTGATCATTAGTTCTGGATACTGTGGGCAAGCAATCAAGTTAAATTGTTGTTGCTCTTCACGTAGTGTATCCTGCGTATCAACTGCTGATTTTAATGCGGCAACAATGATTGCACGTTGTGCTTTACGTCCCATGTATGGACTGCCATCAATCTTGTTACCACTAACAGTTGTCCAGGCATTGGTTTCAAGCAATGCCCAAAAACTGCTGTTAGTTGGCAAATTGCCAGTGCTGTTGGCAGTACATACATAAATTACGCCGTTGTACAGAGCTTTGTCTCCTACTAGATAAGCAGTCTGGGACGAGTATGGATTAACGCTGAAGTCTTGTGCATTGAAATAATCAACGCTGAACTGTTTGACATTGTATCCACTGCGACGAGTATTCCATAACAACATACCAGCTGGATATAAGTCAGCTTCGGGTGCATCTAAATCTAGATAGTTGCTGGCTAACAAACTTGTGATTGTTGGGTATGCGCCAGATACTGGGTCAGTTGTGCCGTTTGGTGCCCAACGTGCGTCAGCAAACAATACACCGTTCTGGGTAGTTTGATCCGTGTTGTTAATAGCAACCCAGGTATCAGCACCGTCAACTTCTTCATAACGATAAATCAATGGATAATTTTCTAAATCAGATGTGTCAATCCACAAATCTCCATACACCAACGGTGTGCCGTCTGTTTGTGTAGCCGGTTGTGATGCGCTGATGATAGGTCCATTGGGATCAGTTACTGTTAGGTTATATCCGCGAACATCATTGTCAACTGTTCTATAACCAGCCCAACCGTTTCCGTCTTGAATCATGATATCAACTTGTGTA